TTCAAAAACGGACTTTCTCGGGGGGGTAGAAACTAGTTCCCTATAATCGCGAATGAACTCCTCCATTCTCGCGATCAGGGTGCCCTCTCCACTCTCGAGGATCTCCGCGGGCTCATACGGAAGATCCCCTCTTTCTCTCTCATCCTCGCACATCGCTCTTTCTAACATCTCGTCCCTCCATGCCTGAACGAAACAGCTTAAAGTGACAGCAGGCCCCGCGGGCGGGGTTTTTAACAAGCTGCTGAAACTGACTGCATCAGGCGTGAAGCCGGATTTGAAACGACCTTTCCTCACCCCAGCTCGAGCAATCGCCCCCTCGCGAGCCTTCTCGATGGCGCCGTGTATAGCGCCTTCGATCCGGTCGCGAGGGAGGAAGTACCCTTCGGGTTCAACTTCTACAGAAAAGGGATTGACCACGGGAGGTCGAATCAAAGTAGGGACAGATACAAGGGCAGCACGGATCCTCTTATCCTTCCTACACACCATCTGTGCGGCGTAAGGTAAAGAATGGAGATTTTTCTCCTTTTGAGTACGAAGAATGTGAAGGTTACCCCTCACAATCTTTCGAAAAGTCTCCAAATCCGTGCTGGCCTCGTAAGCGAAGCCGAGGACATCCTCCATCTCAGGTTTCATCCAAACTGCGGAGGCATTAAACTTCTTGACAATTTTCCCCTTTCGAAACAGGGTACTATTAATCTCCGCCAGTTCAGGATCCACCATCGTCTTCTCGACGTTAAGGGAAAGCCCTATCTTAAAACTATTGTCACGAACGGCATCAAGCAGCATGACCTCACCCATACGGGGTTCCTTGATCAAACCGTCGTCGCCGTTAATTTTAAGTCGAATAGAGCGATACTCCTCGAGGCCAATTCTTCCGGAATCCATCAAAGAACCAAGGGCCATGTCAATATTCGTTTTGTTAATGATGCAAAGCATCGGAAATGACATAACGGAACCCATGGGTTGACCGGATTCGGCAAGACCGCCATCGAAGCGGAGTTCTCCCAAGACGTCGAGACACCTCTCTTCCTCTTCGCTCAGGCCGCAACTTTTGCGCTTGAGCACATCCACCAGTATCTGTACGTACCGGGACTTGATCCTATCGGTAGCCTGCGAATAATCTATAGATACGTAATCGCCGCCACCATTCAGATTTTGAATGTGCTCGTTACGGGGGTCACCGACCAAAAGCCAGTCCCGTTTGCGAAGCCTTGAATAAAGAGAATGGTGTAGAGGAGTCAGAATCCTCGTGTTATATTCAGA